CTATCGTCTGTACCCCCCCCCGAAAAGGTTCTTCAAAAAATCCGCAAAACCATCTTCGGAGTTAGGCTTAACTTTGACGGTATCGAAACCAAATTTCTTTTTCATCAAATCAGTGAGCTTTATTGTCTGCTCAGACATAATATCTTTGATGAGGTTGTTGGTTTCCTCCGCCCACTCCATTCCACCGTCAATATCTTCGAGAAATGCCTTATTTCCAGAAGAACTGCAACTGATTGATGTAGGCGTTACGACCACTTCACAAGTGAACGGATGGATTTCAATATCTTTCGTATCATCCATAATGTGTTTGAGTGCCATCATTGCCATAAGTGCGTCAAAGTTATCATTCTTTCCTGCCATAGTGTTTCCTCCTACAGTTCAATAACTGTTAATTCATTGTTGCTTGTGGTTCTGGTTGCTATGAACTGCAACCCTTTCTTTTTGCACTTCTCATAGAGACGTGTGCGGTTTTCCTCAGACAGTTTCTCAGTGCCATCAATGAGGATGATCTGTAATCCTGCCGGATTCTGAATTGCCACATCAATGCAGAGGTCAAGTTTTTCTCCCTCGGACAAATTGCTTACCGGCAATCCATTGATAAGAGGTATTCCGTCTTTAACGGTCAGACCCTCAATCGGAATCTCTGCGGTTTCCAGAATGGTTCCCGGAAGAGTTCTTGCCAGTTCAATCTTTTCTGTGAGACTGTTGGACTCGCTTTGCAACTCATCAACCTCTTTCTGGATGTTCAACATTCTGCGCCACTCATTGATATGGCCTTTCATCTTCTCAGTCTCATTGGCTTTTGCCATAAGATCATCAATAGGTGTGGTTTCCATATCTGCGTATTCCGCGTAGGATGCCTGCTCAGCTTCATACTTAGACACGGATGCCTCATACTCCGACTGAATTACCTTTACTTTGTCCGCTTTTACACCGGCAAGCCCGTCTTTCTTCTCTCTGAGAGCTTTTATTCTCTCTTCAAGCTGCGCTAACTCACTCTCAATGTTCTTTTCCTGCTGAGCCATTTCCGTATCAAGTGCGGCAATCTTAATTTCCTTGTCTGCCTGGAATGAGCGGATTTTTCCATCGTGGCTGTCTCTAAGGCGTTTTGCCTTTTCGATAGTCTCGTTATTCTTGCGGATCTTCTCAATCTCTGTGTAGAGGTCTGAGAGGTTTTCCTTTTCCCATCTCTCTCCGTCATAGTCGATAGGAAGTGAGCTACCAATATCTGCGATAACTGCTTTCTTCGCGCGAATATCACGGTTTACATCCTGGCGGTGCATGAAGTAGTAACCGTTCTCCGCCTGAATATCATTCAGGACAGCCAAGATATTCTGCTCGTAATTTACATCCCTCGGAATTTCCCCGAACCATTCCTTGATGGTGTCAAGGTTCCAATCGTACTGAATCATATCCAAAATCGTTGCGTTCTGGGTTTTCTTATCCATAGAGATGAACTCCATAGGGGAAAGCTGTAACGGTGTGAATATGGTTTTCAGAAACGACTCAGGACTGGGAATTACATTGCCGTTCTGCTTAACAGATTTGTAATCTGTCATTGCTGTTCTGGCTTTTCTGTCAATGGAGAGACCGTTATCTGTTTCTATGTAGATCTCTCCCTCTGTCTCTCCGTTTTTTACGATAAATTCACGGTCAGAGGAATTTGTAAGAGCATATCTGATTGCGTCAATAACGGATGTTTTTCCAGTACCGTTGTCTCCGACAAGTTCAATGTTCTTTCCGTCCCCCTGCCATTCCTTAATCCCGAAGAGCTGCTTTATCGTGATTTTTGAAATCTTCATGGTGGATTTTCCTTTCTCTGTTTATGGGGTTCGGCAATGCCTTACCCCTAAACCGCTACTGAATTACTGTTACGTTGGATGCCTGCGGTCCCTTGGTCCCGTCAACAACATCAAATTCTACGGGCTGTCCCTCTACGAGAGTCTTGTAACCGTCCATCTGTAATGCGCTGAAATGGCAGAACACGTCAACTCCATCTTCGCCGGTAATGAAACCGTAGCCCTTTGCGGCGTTGAACCATTTAACTGTACCTTTTCTCATGGTGCGTCTCCTTTCCTCAAAAATATCTATTAAACAATCCTTGCGGATGCTTAACCTATACCAAGTCGTTCTTTCTCCTGATCCAAAAGGTGGCGATATATGTAAAATCCCCACTTGGATTTACCCTCTCGCTTTATGGC